TATCTCCAAAAACATATTTTAAAGAGTTAGAGGTAAATTTAAAACTATCTAACGAAGCGGCTTTTCCCCTGGCCTGAATTACCTTATTTAGATATTGTAGAATATCAAACAGGGAAGAAAGCTCGTCGTGCAGCCTATCTTCATTATGAACTAAGAGATAGTACTTGATTGGTAGATCAGAGCGAAGCTTCAGAATCATCGTTTAGTTCTCCTAATTCTTCATTTTCTAATAAATCGATTTCGGCTTGTGTTTCAGGAAACTTGAAGGTTGGTTTAATTATTTTTTCATCGAGTTCATGTAGCACAGTATCCGTAAAGAGTCGAGCTGAAAAAAATTCTCTAACCGGGACCTCGTCTCCATTGTGGCGAATAATATAGTTTTTTGCCTGTATACTTGGTTTAACATACCAAACCACGTCTTCTACTTCAAATATATGACACTTTGTTTGGTCTTCAGGTTTAAGCTTTGCAAATTCCTTTTCAGTTAATTTAGAACCGCGAACAACACCGCAGTTTTCCCAATTAACAAATTGTTCAAGACCAACATATTGATTCATGCCCTTGTGAAAAGAAATATGAAATTCAATATCGATTGGCTTGGCCAGACGATTTTTTCTGGTCTTTGAGCGAACAATAATTCCAGTAGTTGTCTTGTTTTCATCACGCAGTGTGCCTTTGCTTAACATTAAAATGATTGATGCCGAGAACTCTGGACCTCCTCCGCCAGACATGCCCTTTGGAGTATATTGATCCATCGAGGCGTAAGTATGGTTCGTGAAAATAAATGGCACCTTAAGATTAGAGAGGTCAAGTGTAAATGATTTGAAGAGGGCACGCAATTCTTTGGACCGCAATCCCATATCGGCTGCATTCTTACCAGCATCCATGTCACGTTTACTCTTATCAGTATCAAGCATTCCAACTGAATCGACAAAGATTGCTGCTTTCATGCCTGGATTCTCCTTCATCGTATCGATAAAATCGTTGATAAAGAATTTAACATCGCTGATAAGCCCCATTCGTAGATATTTTAGCTTATCAAGGTCGACTCCAAACTTTATGTAATCGGAACGATCGATTGCGCCTTCAGTGTCGATGTAGAAAACAAAATAATTGTTCTTTTGTAGTTCGCGAACGGCATTAAGACACAGGAATGTTTTTCCAGCGCCAGAATCGCCTGCAATACCGATACTTCGAGTATTAGGATATCCTCCAAAGACAGAGCCCGACATTTGGGCATTGAGCAAGTAGTTACCTGTCGGAATAAACTCATCAATATCGGAAAATCCCATTAGGGAGACCTTTGTCTTGAGTTTCTTCTCTAGGAGGTCATTGAATTTATTGAATGCAGAGAGTGCATCTTTTGTATTTGCCATGAAAAATTATGATTTGTTACTATTTTACTAAAAAATAGAGGATAGTTTCTAATCGTTAAGATAAGAAAGTAATAAAAGAGAGCAGGAAAGAACTAACGAGTCAGCAATCTCTCCCTTAACTAGGCGAGTAAATCTCACCTTTTCAATAGAGGAAATGTTTGGATTTGGATTGAGCCCAGAGATCACAAAGTCCCCAGGATCTGCAAAACGGCTAAGATTTAGTCCATAACAGCGAAACTGCTTTGAAAAAGGCAGTCCATGGTTTACTCTACCAAGCAAGTAGACGTCGTCTACCTCGATTTGCTGGAGACCCATTTCTTTTTTGATACAGGCGGAAATTGCATCGAGGTAAGTATCAGTCTCATTTTGATCGACGGTATCGGTAATACAGGTAAAGGCCGATTTGTCAGATAAGTAATCTTGATACTTTGCCACATAGATATTTTTGACCTGATTGTGTTCATTTAGATCAAACGGCAAAATACAAATCGATTCCTGTTCGCAGGAGAGTCTCTTTATCTTAGCGCCACCCTCTTTAGCAAAGGAGTAGACTGAATATTTGCCATCTGTATATTCTTGAACTTTTTGTAGGTCTCGACTAGTTGGTTCCATCGACTTCGGTTAAATTTATGGTTGCTTTCTCCCTCTTAGGAAGAGGAGGAGCGAGTATGGCTTGGATTGAATTCTTTACCACTTGTTTATTTATCATTGCATGCAAGTGATCGGCAAGTTCGCTCACAAACTGTTCTTTATTTTCCGCGTTTTGATACATCAGCTTAAGTAACTTTCTCTCTGGGATACGTACCTGCATATTTAAAGTAAGAGTTGCCTCCTCGCTGTTGAATATGGCAAACATATTTTGCCTTTTTGGCTCGACCACAGGCTGAGAATTTTTCTCTGGAGGAGCGGTATGCGCAGTAGATATTGGAACAGCAATTGTCTGCACAGGAACCTTTGGTTCAGGTCGTACTTTTTGACCATAGATCGATTCGACCTCGGCTCTAGTAAGAGGCTGACTGTCTCCATGAATCATTAATAGGTTTAAATTTAGTTTTGTACTGTCGATCTTTGAACCATCATCAAATATTATGATAAAGCGACCGTCGGGTAAGGCATCAACGTCCTTACATTTTACAACTTTAGCCAAGAGTTCAGGTCGATCTGGTTTGATCCATTGGAACTTTTGGCCCGTAAAGTTTTGTTTTAGGGAAATAAGTCTGTCCGTATTCATTTGGGTTTCCTTTTTTTTAATTGGTTGAAATGTCTTCCATGGTAGAAGCATTTTTATTTTTTTCAACTTCTCTAATAAATTCTTCATTTAATTGGTTGGTTGGAGTGGTGAATGTATTATAGTAGGCAGAGTCCCACAGAGGAACGATTGCCGATTTCACATCTTTATGATAGGATGCGATACGTTTTCTAATTTCCCGAATTTGTCCGGGTTCAAGTCGATTTTTGCTAGCGTCAAGGTAACCTTCAAGCCAGTTGATAAATTTGTCAGCTGTTTCCATTTTATTCTTTATTTTTTTTGATGATTTCGTCTGCGATACTCGATAGGTCGACTTGAGGTCGCTCTTTAAGGAGGAGCTCAATCTCTTCACGAGTTTTGGTAATTAGGTCAGCAAGTTGTGCGTCGTCTGCATCAGTTGCATTCAGGACTTTAAAATCTATATCAGTCAGGCCCTGTGCTCTATATGTAAGCACGTGATATTCTTCTCCAAGCTTGTAATCAAGGTCCTTGTATACTTGTCCAATCGAGTCTGGATCTGCATTCGGCGGAAAGCCGACAATAAATATTGGTTTTGCCATCTTAGTTTAAATTTTTTAGGGCTTTTATTTTACCTTGAGTGGAAATACGTTCGTCATAGAGTCGAGTAAGGATAATTCGAGCAACAGAATCTGATTCGCTAGAGAAGAGAGTATCGTTCTTTGTGTGAATTTCAGTGCCTTTGACCTTGACAGTATCTTTTTTACCAAGATATGTATCGGGAGAAATATTGAACTGGATTTGGATATTTGGATACATTGAGGAAAAGTCATAACAGGAAACATAGTTATAGTAACCAGGTACTGGCTTTTTCACGTAGGCGCCTTCATAGGTACCATCAGAGTCATTTGATGCACCCCAAGGTAATTTCATCATCTTTAGGTTCTTATTTAAGAATTCACGGCACATCAAGATTTCGGCAATATACACCGGACTAAATACTTTGTTTACCTCGACCTGGGCAACGTTTGCAATCGAATAGGCAACGTCTAGTAGAGAAAGCTTGTCCTCTATAAGCTTTACGAGCACAACATCGATCACGTTATATAGGGTAAAGAGATAGGTGTCTTTTTGAAACGAAAGAAAAGTAGGATATTTGTGCTTTAATTTTGCTACTCCTAATACTAGGTTGGCAATGTAATCAAGTTTGTAGTTTTCGACAACTTTATATGGCTTAAGCTTTTCAAAAACCTGCATATAGTCTAGAACGCCTAAGTGAGCTGGAATCTTGTTCTTTGAGATAAGACTGCGAGAAGGTAGGTTCAGGGTAGAATCAACTTTCATGTTTTTAGCACGATTCATCAAGTATTTCCAGTCAAATTCAGTTACGTTCCATCCGGTTACAAAAGAAAACTTGGGCACAATATTCTTAAAGTAGAACTCGAGCAATTCAGTTTCAGTAGAGAAGAACTTGTACTTGATCTTGAATTCCTGCTGAAAGAGAGCAGCGTCTTGCGGACGAAGAGGAGTGGTCTTTCTAAAGTATTCATTGACCTCTTTTTCCATTCGAACTATATCATCTGAAGAGAGACCTTCAGGCTTACCATCATCATGTAGTATAGAGAGAATATAGGTAATATTGTCTTCATTACAGAAGGAGATAAGACCGACTGGCATCCTGGCACGTTCTGGATCGGGAAAAGAGTCGTCAATCAGCTTGATCTCAATATCAAGATAGGTTTTCTTTGGAATGTGGTCAAAGCTATAGATCATTTCAAGCTCATCGGAGGTAAGTTTTTCCTGAATAAGCTCTTGTACTCTAAACTGATTGATATATCGACCTTCTGACCTGCTCTTTTTTGTATATTTTCCATCCCAATTCTTGGTTGCAGTAGGAGTAGCCGACTCTACCCAATTGTAGAGTTCATGATCAAGTAATCTCTTCTTAATAAAAGAGATTCTACCTTCTGGATCGTAATAAGAGATGGTTAGCGTATTGTCGTCTAGTACTTCTGCTCCGATTATCATATTTTAGGTTTAAAAAGTTCATTAATATTTCCACATGCTGCACAGGCAATAACTTGCAAGGGCACAATTGAGTCTTGTGAGCCGCCTGTCATGAATTTAGATACTTTTTTTAGCATCATACGTTCTTCAAAAACTTGACCGTTGCACTTTTCACACTCAATATAAGGTGCATCTGCTAGGTGGATGTTAAGTTGTGATTGGCCTCTATCTGGGCCACCTCCTGGGATTATGTCCATTCTTTATTGGTTTTTTTATTAATATCCGCGTTTTTGACGTTCGCGATTGTGTTTGTTCTTGCTCATGTACATGTTATACATTTCCTGTGGAGTCATGCCGATTGAGATTGCATAATTCATGAAAAAATGGAGCATATCAACAATCTCAAACTTACACTCAAGTTGATCCGCCGAAGAAAGATCGGAAAATTTCATAAAGCCGTATCGGGTAAAGTCTTTTTTCCAATACTTCCAGATCGCGTTTCCGCTACCGTCTTTGACTCCTCCAAGGGCATCAGTTGCCTCATGGATCTCGTCGACCAATGCGTGTGAGTTAACATGCCAGAAATTCATTATTTCTCTAAGGCTCATGTTTTCAAAGTTCCAGCCGTAAACTGTTGCTTGTGTGTCTTTTTGAAGTGACATTATGTCACCTAGTGTGTCTTTGCTTTTGGAATAGAGGTCATCTATCGGTAGGTCCGAACACTGATTATCGAAGTTTGCCATTTGTAAGTGCTTTATCTATTATACTAGTTGCGAAATTGGTGGATCTCTATTTTTGCTCTTTTTTAGATTTATTAGACTTTGTTTGGATAAATAATTAAAAATATTAGTACAGAAATGGCCGAACAAAGAATTAACTTAAATAATTTTAAGTCTAGTGGAGTTTACACTGTCGAGATCGATCAGAGCGAAAACGTAGTGCTTCCTCTTACCACTGGCAGACTTGTCGTAGGTTCCAGCCGAGTAGGTCCCTTCAACACAGTTGTGTTGATTAACGACCTCAGAACCCTAAAAGCAGTATATGGAGAAATTGACCCTAAGCTAGAAAAAGCTGGAGGTTACTTTCACAGATCAATCGAAGTAGCGCTTCGTGAAGGACCAGTATACGCACTTAATGTTGTTCCATTGGATGACACGTTGGATCTTGGTTACTTTACAACATTTAACACAGAAGCTGCATCAAATAATGATGTAACAACCGTTCCTACAACCAGCGCAATCTCTAATTTCTTTAATAAGCAAAGATTTTGGATTGCGGAAGCCGACCAGCTGAACAAATACAAAAACCTTGAGCTTGGAGATGACTATATTGCCAATCCAGGAGGATTTGGAGTAACTGCAAGCGAAGCAAACAAGATTCTTTCTTTTGTTAACTTAGGAAACTCAAATGCTACTATTTGGGTAAGAAAAGCCTCTGTCACCGGATTTGACTTGACTGCAAAAGAATGGTATAGCACAATTGCTGGAGCTGAGACCGAATTTCCTGTGTTTGTACACCCTGATGATTTTATCTCTGATTATTTTGTAGAGGTGATTGCAGTAAACGGAGAATGGTCAAACTATTTGAAATTGTCAAAGGATCCAGTATACAAAGTGTATTTTGATGAAGCCGGTTTGAAAACTTCTAGAGCATCTGACTTTTTTGCTCTTAGAGAAATTACAGTAATTAATAGAACAATTGGCTGCTTGATTCCTGATTTTAGAGATCAACGCGGACAAACTGTTTCAATAGATCGTTTGGTTAATAGATTGTTTCCAACTACTGGACTCTTGTGTGCACTAGATGTTAAGAAATTAGATTTGATTGACCTAACGGAAGGCTCTTTCGTTGATTCAGATGTACTGAGTCACCGTGTGGATATCATTGGCCATGGATACGACGATCTTGATACACAAGCAGTATATGGAGCAGACGACGGAGGTTATGCCTCAGATGGAACAACACAAGTTGAAGTGACTCCATTAATTGATGTAATTTCTTATGCCAAGCCAGCAGATGCTGTACTTGTTTTTAAGATTAACAATAATCCATCCAATACTCCAGGAAACGTAGTTACTGAAACTAATTTCTTGGCAGGTTGGCAAGACAATGCAACGTCAGTTTCTGCAGCTCAAGGAGAAGCTTATCTAGTTGAGCCTGCGATTGGAGACAATTACCTAGTAGCTATGCAAGGAAGCACTCTTTATAGTGCATATACAAAAGGTTTTTTGAAAACTGGAGACACGGCATTTGACGGAGCAACTACCTACCATTTGAAGGTGGTAGATTCTAATTTTTCAGTGACTGTTGCTGGACCGTTGGTTATTCCTTATGTAAAGATCCAGATTTTCCAAGATATTTTCTTATCTAATCAGGAATCATTTGATTTTTCTGTTATACAAGGAGGATATACTGGATTGGACGGAGATGATTATATTGAAGTTACTCTAGATACTGGTGCTGATTTTAAACACATCTTTGACTTGACAACTGACTTTACAAGTTATGATGTGCAACAACCAAACGTATTGGTGTTGGGAATTGATACTACTAGTCCAAGTAACAAGGATCTAGTTGACGAGTTTATCAAAGTAAATCATTATATTAAGGCAAAAACGACTAGTGGTCGTACACGTCTCTTAAAAATTATTTCAATTCAACAGTCTGAAGTACTTAGTCCATATGCGTTGACCTACAAAGTAACGACAATGGCTTCTTCTACTGAGGAAGTAATTGGAATAGACGACACGAATGCTGAAATCCAAGTTTACAAAGGAATTTATAACTTTGTAACTAGTTTAAAAGGACAATATTTAAAAGGATTTAAGATTCGCAACAATTCGTTACCTGACGGAACAGCAGAACGCCAAGACACCATTTTAAGTTACCTATTTGAAAATACTGCCATTCCACAAGCCTTGGCAAACGGAGAATTGGTTGACTTTAGATATGTAGTTGATACTTACGAAGGTCAAATTTCTTCAAACTCTAAATATTATTTAGCAAAGATTGCAGCAATGAACGGCCAAGCAATGGCCTTATTGAATACTCCATCGATGCAACAGTTTGAAAAATCAGTATCACCGAGTTTCATCAATTCTGTAACTAAATTAGTTTCGACCGGATACATTTCACAAGGAGGAGATCTTTCCTTGAATCCAGAATACCTGTTTAAATTTGCAGAAGAAGACGTAAATGGAGTTCCTTTATCTTCCTATGCAACGTATTACTTTCCTAACTTAATTATCAGGAGCGGTACTAAAAATATCTCGGTACCACCTGCTGCGTATATTTCTAATCTATATATTAGAAAATTCAAGAACGGAACTCCTTTCTTGATTGTAGCTGGAGGAAAACGCGGAGCAGTTACTGATCCTGAAATAGTTGGTCTTGAGTACGATCTTACAGACGAGGACAGAGATTTCTTAGAGCCAGTTGGTCATAACTTAATAGTAAAGCGTAGAGGCTTTGGAATTATCCTTTTCTCTAACAATACTGCATATCAAAGAATTAATTCAGCGTTAAATAATGCTCATATTCGTGATAACTTGTCTACTATTGAGAGAGATATTGAAAAGATCCTTTTTAACTTCTTGTTTGACTTTAACGACGAGATCACGAGATTAAGGGTAAAAACCATTGTTCAAAATTACTTAGATGCAGTAGTTTCAGCCAGAGGACTCTCTTCCTACTCAATAGTGTTTGACTCTTCAAACAATACTAACGAGGTGATCTCAGCTAACACTGCAATCATCGATATTAAAGTTGATTTCCCAAGAGGTATTCACAAGTTCATCAACCGAATCACTATCACAAGAGTTGGAGGTCAGTTGAGCTCAGAATCTACTGGATTTATCCCAAGCTTCTAATAACGATTAAGCTAAAAAGAAAAGGAGAAGCTATGCTTCTCCTTTTTTATTGAATTTTTCTGTGAGGTGGACGACTATATGGTCGAGACTTTTTTCTATCTTGGCTCGCATTTCCTTTTCCATAAGGCTGCGCTTTTTTTCAATTATTCTACGCATAAAGGCGGCTAACTCGCTACTCGTATTTTCAGTTACATGAATATCATAATGATAGACTGAGTTAATGACGGTAATACGGTACAGGTCAAGAACAACAAAGATTTCCTCGTTTTTAATAAAGTATCGATTTGAGATCGGCGCCATAAGGATCTCAGAATCCTTGTCTGTCGCTAGCATCTTTACTAGTCTGACGCCCTTTTTTTGCTCATCATTGAGAATGGTAGAATCTAGTGAGAGCTTGACGCCAATTATCTTTAGGTAGAGTCGAGTAAGCCTGTACTTGAACCAGCGAAATAATTTATTTTTCATCTCTATTCAAAATCATCAAGGTTAATCTCATTTTCGTCCTCAAGGATTGCAATTACCTCATTTGATAAGATAACATAGTGCTTTTCTCCACGATACATAAGATCGCTTCCAGCAAAACGGTTATGTAAGATAATATCTCCAGGTTTTACCAACATTGGGTTATTTGGACTGCCTTCTCCGCAGGAGATGACTGTACTAATGTTTGGTTTTTTTACTGCTTTTTCAGGCAGCATGATCCCATGACGGGTCGTTGTTTCTTTTTGTTTTGGCTTTACGAGAATTCTTTCGTATAATGGTTTCATAATGAAGATAGGTTATTTTTCAAAGAGTTAAATTCTTTGTGATTGAATTTTAGGTATGCGTACTCAGAAAAGAATCCTTGCAGAGCCTCTCTGATTTCTTCTGGAAAAACTTTGGTAGAGAGACGTATTATCTTAATATTAAAGATCAAATGTTCCCTAAGTTCATCTATTTTATCCTGGTCTTTTAACTTGTTTACTATACTAATTTCCTTGATAACAGATAAAATAAATTCTTCATCAAATTCATCTAATAAAGAAATTAGTTTTTCTCCGTGGAGAGTAGTAAGCGCAGCGATCACCTTGCTGGCTTTAGATGGAGTCACTCCTGTGATTTTTGGAATATTATCTGACTTGTCCCCTAATAGAACCTTATTAAGAACTTCATCGGTAAGGTTAACACTCTGTTCGGCAAAGTCCTTGTTCTTAAAGGCTCGGATCACCTTATCCGTAGAAGAGCCACTAATATGCGACTCGCTGAGCGAGAAAAAATCGTCGACCTCGTCCTCTGCTTTGTCTGGAATGAGGGCAGCTGGCACAAAGATCTTTTTGGTCTTGCTCATCTGCTTGGGCACAATCAGCATCACGTTTTTGTCCGCAATACCTACCAATTGCTTTAGGTCCTGGTCAACTGAGTAGATCAGGACATCGCGATCACTTTTCTCACACAGATAGGCAATAATATCGTCCCCTTCAGTGCTCTTAAATCGATAGTAGTTAACTCCGCACTTTTCGTTGAGTGCAGAAATAATCACCTGCTGAAAGTAATCAAAGAACAGGTACTGGTGATCGTCATAGCGACGATTACCCTTATAGGCAAACTCAGTCGGAGCCGAGCTGGTCTTAAATTCCGAACGTTCAAAGAAGCTGGCGGTATATTCCTTACGCCAACTCTTTGAGTCAAACACAAAATGCACCCGATCGAGCGTGAGCCCGATGGGTGCAATGAGTGAATTGAGATAAGTAAAGCAAAAGTTTCTAAAGACTAACCTAACGTGTTCTTTAAGGATGAAGCCGCCGTCGTTGAACAAATCGTTGACATAATATGCTTCGTCTGTTCTCTTGTCACGAGCAGTCTGATTCTTAGTCACGCTGATTGCGACATTAATAAAGGCATTTCCATCTATTATTAGATCCATTGTTTAGGCTTGTGTAGGCATACCTGTGTTGGTAGGCTCAGATGTAGAATTTTTACGAATTATTCGAATAGCAGTAGAAAGAACTTCTGACTCGAACAAGTTAAAGCTGCCTTTGGCTTGTGAGTAATTAGCAGAGGCAATTAGAGCAAATATCGCCTGTCCTAGATTCATGGTTTGGATAAAATTTTCGTAAGAAGCATCATCATTGTAACCAATAGTGCCAAATAAAACATTCTTTGGAGCTTCTTGAGAATTTTCTTGAGTGGAAGATTTTTCTACTTCCACTTGGGATTCTGGGGTTTTTAATTCTTCTGTCATTGTTATATTATTTTTTAAAGGTCATTAAAGAGAGAATCGTATTCGTCAGATGGCTCAGATTTAGCTGGCACCGGGACAGATTCCGTGTCTTTTTTAGGAGCTGGTGTGGAAGCTAAGCCAAAATCAAGATCATCTGTTGCAGCAACTGGATTATTTGATTTAATTGGCTTCATCTTACTGCGGATAAGAGCATTTATCTTTTGATCTTTGCTCTTTTCAAGCACCATCTCTAAGATATTACGCTGAGGAATTGCAGAAACAATTGCCTCTGCAACTCTTGCAAAAGTCTCTTCAGTCCAATCCTGGTGAAGGTATTCGTCCATTTTTGGAGTATTTTTGGTAAGGAACTCATTCACCAACTTAACTACTTTTTCCTCATTTTTTACTTGCACAGTCGTGTCACCTACTTTAAAAACTAGTGGAGTGACCTCGTCCATGAATTTACACTTTGTCCAGTCTCGATAGTCCTTGGTCTTTTTACCAACAACACACAAAAAGTCTTTTCCTTCTAATAGGTGAAACGGATTGATCTTTTTAACGTCGGCAAGTCCGTCAAGCTCCTCAGGATTTACTTGCTGTTCGATGATCTGATCGATTTGATTTCTAAATTTAAAGATTTGGATCTTGCCTTCTAAATCAGGACGCTGTGGATCTTTCTTGATATACACGGCAGAGTGATGAGTGTACCATCTTGAAAAGTTTTTGCCTAATTCTTCAGCTAACTCTGGCTCTTCTTTTTTAAGGCCTCGAATAACTGATTCTAATGTCCAAAGAATAGAGGGCTGGTCAACATTAGACGGGCAGTCTATGATGAGTGATTCTTTGGTCAATGGGTTCCAAAACTTGGCCGAGTATTTAGTGTATTTGCTCTTTGTTTTGTCAAAAACATAGGGCAAAAATCTAAAAACCGACTTGTAGGAGCCGTTGTACGCGTTTGGATCGGGATCGTAGATGTTCGGATCGCTTTTCTTTACGCCTTTTGTGCCTTTTCCTTTTGAAATGGCGTCTTCTGGTAAGTCAAAAAAGTCTGTCATGATTATGAAGTTATTATTTGTAGTTATAGTACTAAGAAAAATGATTAAGTTTTTTACCTTATGTAAAAAATGCCTCAAAAAGAGGCATTTTTATAGTAAATCTGTTAGTTGTGGATTTTACTTGGTTTTTGACTCTTCGATAAGGGACTCACGAAGATTTTTTGCTGAATTTTGGATAGCAGTCATCTTGGCTTTTACCTCGGGGTGCTTAATAGATTTTCTGATCTCTTGCATCTTCTTCTTAAGACGGTTTCCAGCGCTACGTACGCCTTTTCCATAATACTTTTGAGCGTCATCATCTGCTTCGGTAATAAGAGAGTTAATCGGATTGAAAATGGCAGCTTGGATCTCAGCTATTTCTTCCTTAAATTTTTCAAATTGATTCATTTTAAGTATTTTTTAGTGTTTTATACTAAAAATCACACTTAAGTTTTAGATGGAATTTACTATTTTTTCGACGTTTTTCGAAAAATTTACCTCTGGGTACCTTTCAATCGCATATTTTACCCAAGTTTGCATTACTTTATCGTATTCTTGAGGATTAATATATTTGGATTTGACAAAAGGCTGTAAATAATCGTCAAAGATAGCATCCAGTGGCTGATTTAACTCTTGTGCCCTAGCAAACATGCCCTCTACCATTGATTCTATTTCGTCAGGTAGCAAAAAGTACTCATAGCTTTTCTTTGCTGAGTTCCTAGAGTCTCCAATAGTTGGATTTGCACTAAAGGGATCTCTTCCAGGGCCGTTTTGGTCTAGATGATTTGTTTCATGCGTAAGAATATCGACTAATCTTGCATGTAAAGAGCGATAGAGATGAGGCTCGTCGTTGGGATTAATAACCAATGTGATAATTATTTCTGGCGTTTTGGTTTTATCATGATGAACTCTGGTATTTGCATCTATTGAATAGCTATCCTCCTTAAAATTGAGTTGTTCCCACGGCAAGTTCTTAAAATGAGGATCGTCTTCTGCAGTAAATTGAGAGTCTTTTTTTAATTCTAATTTAAGATCAAATCGATATGGTTCGGTAAAGTGCATACCTGAAAATTTAGAATAATTTTCTGAATCTTCAACAGTATGCTGTCTAACCTGCGTCAAGAGCTTTAACGCGATATCCTTAATAAATTTAGGTTTATCCTCGGTAGATTCGTTTATAAATTGACTAAAGCTCTTAATCATTACTTTTTGTATTTAATAAAGGTTACGGTAATGTCTTCGGTGGTTGGCTTCATGTCTTGCGTAAAGACAACTGTCGTGTCAGGCTCCCTCTTTCCAAAAATATCGGTAGAGACTGCATTTTTTAGCTTTTGTATAAATGGAATATCGTCATCGCCAATATTTAGCTTGTCACCTGTGACAATGTCGACTATGTTCTTACGTCGAATCTCTAAAACGTTGTCGGAAAGATCGTTTTTTTCGGTAGGCAAGATATTTTTGCCGCACCAGTCCTTTATTTGGGATGGGAGCACAGAATAAGTTGGATAGTCAACCTCGCTGCTGCCATCTGGATATTTTTTTTTCTTTAGTTCTTCCGTATCTTTATCATCAATAAAGATGAAAAGAACGGGCTTTTCTTTTTTAGGAGCAGCTGCGCCTGGAATAGGAGGAATGCCCATTCCAAGGTCCTGTTCAATTAGAAAACGTCGGTAATTATGTATGTATTTTGTCATATCTTAATTATTTATATTAGCCCAACTGATTTTAGATATTTCCAATCTTCAAACTCTTGTGGAGAGGTAGCTTCTGTGTCTTCTCCATGCCAATACCACACCTCGCGCTCAATAGTGCCGTCCGGTCGGTACTCGATCATGGCAGGTCCGTCCTCTCGATGCTTTTTGCCATGACGGTTCCACTCCTCGTATTGAATAGTGCCGTCCGGTCGGTAATCGATCTTGGCAGGTCCGTCCTCTCGGTGCAGTTTGTCGTTGATGTACCACACCTTGCGCTCAATAGTGCCGTCCGGTCGGTGCGCGATCTCGGCAGGTCCTTCCACTCGGTGCAGTTCGTCGCTGAGGTACCATCTCTCGTAATCAATAGTGCCGTCCGGTCGGTACACGATCATGGCAGGCCCGTCCTCTCGGTGCAGTTTGCCGTTGAGGTACCATGTCTCGGAAGAGATAGTGCCGTCCTGTCGGTAATTGATCCCGGCAGGTCCG